AAGGTATTTTACTTGAATATTGCCACTTTTAAAACAATTTATTTCAGTTTCGTGCATTTTTTCAATATCCATCATAATATTACAAGTATCTGCAAAGGGGGATGAACATACTAAAACCATTGATAACCACATTATTTTTCAACACTCATTTCTTTTTCTTGATCTGAAAAGGTTTTAGCTTCTTGCGACGGATCTTTATAAGTAGCCGATATGGTGCAGTTTACACTAAAACTACGTCTTTCCCCTTTTGTTTTAAACGGATAAACGCAATGATGCAAATGAGCAGGAAACACATAGAAGTCTCCGACCCTTGGTTTCATTAAACAATTAGACCCCGTATGATTGGCTGCGTGTCCATAGACAAATTGTATATGTCCATTACACGGATGGTGGTCTTTATAATCTTCTTCCCACTCTTCATCTATACCGTCTGGTAATTTTAAATACCCTACACAGGATAGATAAGAACCTAAGTGAACGTGAATAGGATTATATTCATGTTCAAACTGACGAACAAACCAACCACTTGTTACGTCTATGCTATAATTAAAAATGTCAGGTTGTATGTTTCTTTTACCCAAAGAGGTATATAATTCAGCGTGACTTTGGTATTTCATTAAAAAAGAACCCATTTCTTTTGCCCAAAGCTGATCTAATTCTTTGGTAAATTTTAATTCTTGTGAAACCTTACCGACAAGATTAGGCGACCAATCTTCCATATTTTCGTCCATAGCATCGTTAAGTTTATCTACAAAACTAGGCGACATTTTCTTGTATCCAATAATAGGACTAAACGGTGCAAAGATTTCTTCATCTTCTTTTGGTGTATATATATTTGCCATTTTTTATCAGAACCTCCATACTGATTTGTTATGAAAAGACTATAGATAAAATATGGGATTATGGCAAGTTAACTATTTTTTTCTTCTTTCGTAAAAAATGTGGTTACCAACAACCTTAATTTTCTTTACGTCGGACAACCAGTATGGCTTTACAGAAGTATTATGATAAAATAAGGCATCTGACCCAACTACTTTAATATATTGTCCCTCTTCTAAATATCTCTTAGCTATATCTAAAGATTTACGAAACGCTTTTTTTTCGTAAGGCACATCTGATTTTCCATCACAGGTCCAACTAAATGCACAAGATTTTTTACCTTTTTGGTAAACAACCTTACAAACGTCATTGGGGTAATACTTCGATTCAACTCTGTTTATTGTCACCTCTGCGACGGCAAACTGCCCTGCTAAGGATTCGTTTCGCGCTTCGAAATAAATATTCAAAGCTAAACACACTAATGCGGTAGCAACCATGTAACCTCATGTCTTTTTATTCTCTCTTCTAAGTTGTTCTTTGGCTTTTTTAAAAACACTAACAATCTGATTCTTGTTCATTACTTTAGCCCTTTGCTCGCCAACTGTCAAAATTTGTATTTTTCTAGCAAAAGGTTTTCTTATTTTACGTACTCTTGCAACAGTATTTTTTGCATCAGATACCGTTGCAAACCTTAGTGGAACAGTGTCTTTCGGGTTTTCATCTGTATAAAGTCTTCTACCAGAACCTTTAGGTTTTTTTCCTGTTCCTACTTTTGGGTCCTTTTCCATTACCAATAATACCTTTTAAAGTTTTAGCTTGACCTGCATGGGTTTTGGACGCTTTAGTCAAACCCTTAACAACCTTGTTAATCTTTTGTTTATTTCTTGCAGATACCATATTAGTCCCTATTCTTTTCTTACACTTATATCATTATTTCTTTTACTATAAGCAGTAGCACCCATAAATACAGATACAACAGCAGCCTGACTTACAAAAAAAGTATTAAGAAAACCAGAAAGTTGATTAACCCTATCAACCTCTATGATAGGAGTCATCATAGCTACTACAAATAATACCATCGAAGCCATAGCAACCCAAGCCATCATTCGTTGTTGATCTTGCATTTTATCAAGGTTCTCATTCATATTTCTTTGGTGTTCAAGCTGGGCTACTTTATGAGCCATAGCCATTTCTCCATCGCTGATCTCACCATCATTATCAAGATCAAACTTTTCGTACTGAGAACCTTTTTGTAGTTTTTTCTGTGTCATTTAATCAATATCCAACTTGGTGGAAAGAAAGTTGCATGTGCGTAAGCCATTAAAACAATAATTATTAAAATGAAGCTTTTAATGTCCATTGTCAATATTAAACAGCGCTTGGTCGGCAAACGCCACTACACCAATAACTGCACCGAGTAATAAAGCAAGGACGGCAGCCCCGATTACAAAATAGCTTAAAAACTCCATAAGTTCTTCTTTTTGTTTGTTTTTTACTCTTATTCTTTCTTTTTGCTCTTCTTTGGCAGCTTCTATTCTTTTATTACGTTCTGTTAAAATAGCTTGCCATGTGCCATGTCCAAACCTCTGATCTACCAAAACGGAGATGTTATATAGCTCCTCTGCTGCTAATTTAGCGTCAATTATCTCTGTTGCAACAGACTTTACGCCAAATTGTTCCTTAATGGACATGCCATCTTTTCGGCTTCGCTTTTTATCAACTTCTTTTTTACCCTCAAACAAATCATCTATCTGTTGGGCTATTTCAGATATATCCTTGGCTGTACCTATATTGTCTTTGATAAACGCAACACTTTGTTTAACAAGTTGTATGCCTGCTACTACATCACCTAAAACCATAAAAAACTACTCCATCCTCAGTAGAATACTCTACCAGATTAAGTAATACGCTAAAAGCTTATTTTAAACTTGATTTTTAAGGGGATTAAATGGATCAAACTGAGCCATAATTTCCTCAAAGGTTTGAGGCTGTGGCTGTTGACCCCCTGTAAAGGGTGCTAATGAGTCATATATTGTCAAGTTCTGGTCTCCAAACCTTGAAGAAAAAGGACTTGTTGCGAGTTGCTGTACATCAAACAAAGAGGGTGAAGCATCAAAGGGATTTGCATAAGGTGACGGTACATCTGCGGGTCTTTGAAAGGGATTAGCGGGAGTAGTAGGTACAGGTTGTATAGGTGCTACTTGTGGTGTTACCGACGGGGTAGGAACCACGGTTGGTGGCACAACGGGGGTTGGTGTCGGTGTTGGAGTTGGAGTCGGGGTTGGGGTTGGTGTCGGTGTAGGATTAGGTTGTGTTTCCTGCATATCAACTATTCCTGCGGCCAAGGCTCTATTAGCATCATTGAAACTTATGGGTTGAAATTCACCTTTTTCATTCTGATAACCGACAAGCTTAACACCGTTTACCGTTTTACTTGTTAAAGCTTGATCGTATACACTCATGTCAATGTCTGCACCCGCATCCGCTGCGGCTTTTGTAGCATCATACGCAGACCCACCAACAAAGCTCTCTGCCCTTGCATCGCCCCTGCCTCTAACATAATCTTGTGATACACCTTCTCCTGCACCTGATTTTATGGCTCCTTTGTAAGCTGCGAATGCTTTGTCTCTTAACTCTTCGTCATCAGAGCCACCCATATTTACAGTGTCTACAAACCCAGGCATAGATGCTTTTGCTTGATCTGATGGGGTTAAATCCATGTAAGCTGCTCTTTGATCGGCATCTCCTGGATCTCCTCCCGTAAACGTAGTTTTTAAATCACTAAGACTTAAAACGTTACCAAAACCTGAACCTCCTTGAGGAAAGTCTTTTTGGTATTTTGCGAGGGCTTTACTTGCTGTATTAGGTGTTGATTCACCTGAAGATAAAAATTCTCCAACTTTCTTTGCACCTGATACCACGCTATCATAGATCTTTTTTAATGGATTACCTCCATTTTGCATGTATACAACCCCACCGTCTTCCATGCTTCTGGCAAAAGGATTTTGTGTGGCGGCCATCGAAGGGGAGGCCATTGTGGCAGGCATCGGTTGTGCAACAGGTCTTGCCATAGATTGCGTTTGTGCTTGAACCTGTGGATTAAAAGCTTGAGATCCAAAAGGCGCTAAGTTTTGTTTGGCTCTTGCTTTTTTTTGATCAGAAATATCTAAAACATCCATAATATTTACCGTGCCATCCTCATTTACGTCATATTGTTTCATAAAAGTTGGCGTCATTTTGGTGTTTCCCACAGATAAGTCTAAAGCTTGCTGAACATTAAGACGATCAAAGTTTCTTTGACCCTGTCCTATTGTTTGTGGTTGAGCGGGGGCTGTCGTTGGTAAAGGCTGTCCAATAGGTCTAGCCATTGAAGGTGTTTGAATCTGAGTTTGTTGAGACATAGGAGTGACCATAGGCATATTCATATCAGCAAACTGCATACCCGATGCCTTCATTTGATTTTGATTATTCTGAATAATTTGCTGATCTATCAAACTAATATTACCGTCATTATTAACGTCGTATTGAGACAATAAAGCGGGGGTCTGCTCTACATTACCCACAACCATTTCACTCACCAACTGTGGATTTAAATTACTAAATCTAAAAGGATCGTATTGAGACATTATCGTGCCCTCTGCTTCATCATTTCTCTTTCTCTAGCAGCAGCAATTCTGGCGGCTGTTTGTTTTTCCTGACTGCTAATCTTTTCATTAAACTGACGCTGACGTTCTTGAAGTGTTTGCTGATCCAACGCCAACTCTGCTTGATCCTGTTGAGCATCTTGCTGTGACTCCTGAGCCCTAAGTTCTAATTCTTTCTCTTTTAATTGTACCAGAGGATCAGGTCCTTGACCAGACATTTGTTGAGAAAGATCTTTTACGCCCTGTAAGCCCTGTGCCACAAACTGTGCTGTTAGGCCCTCTATGGCAAGCATTTCCTCATCTGTGGCCTGCTGTCCACCCTTTTGTTGTACTTGTTGTAGATAGGCAACCGCTGCTTGCTCTCTAGCCCCGATTTTTACGTGTTCCAGTATGTGCTTTTGTAAAGCCATAGCTACAGGAGGTAAATTGGCAACCATCGGTGTACTGCCAAAAATAAGGTGCGCTTGGATGTGTGCCTGATGATCCTGACCCTCAAAAGCCTTTAGTGGTAGCCCGTCCATACTGTCAATGTTCTCCTGTGCAGGGTCCGTGGGCTGTGGTTCCTCGTCAGGCATCGCTTTCATAATACGATCTATATCGCTCACGCCCAACGCTTCGTACATATCCCTGAATATTTCGTGTAGATTATGTAGTTCTGGCGCTTGTGTAGCCAGTTGTAATTTTGTTTGTGCCAGTAAAATACGCTGTGCCTGACTAAAGGTATTAGGATTAGAGACAGGAATAACATCCACACGATTGTCAAAGTCAGACGCCATAATCGTGCTATCCTCACCATAGACAGAATAAGGATATTCCTGTGGTAAAAACTCGCCCATCACACGGGATAGTATTTTAAACTCCATTTTCATAGCGTAGTGCAGTCTTTTATGAACAGCGCTCATCACCCGCGATCCCTGCTCCAACATAGCTATGGTTGTACCAACGGCTGCCTGTTGATTGCCGTCTCCGACTTTCATATCGGTAATTGTTGCAAACCTTTGTCCCGCCTGAACCACAAATCCCAACAGATTAAACAACGTACCGTCGGGACCCTTGAAAGGTAGCGGCATAAGGCTGTCACGAATAGCCCCACCTGGAGCGTCTACATCTCTAAACTCTCCTGGCTGAAGCGGATCTTCATCATCTCGAATACGCAGTCCGCGGGCCTTAAAACCCGCAGGGAGGTTTGATAACGTACCCGCGTCGATCAGTTGCCTCAGTGCCGCGGTGGCGGTTCGTGACAAGCCACCAATCGTATGAATCAAACCAAGCCCATAAAACCCGAACCCTGGTAAAAACTTATAATGCACGAAGTATTGTATCTTAGCCTTGGTCTTATCATCCTCTCTATAGTTTCTCCTGATGGACAAAACCTGCCCATTATCCTTTGATATCGACACAATATAAGGAACTTTAATCCCTGTTGCCTCCCCATCCTCTCCTGTTTCCTCAAAACCCTCTAAATCCAAGTCTGCATGGCACTCCAGTATGGTACAATCGTAGTCAATCTGGGAAGGTTCCGAGCCATCTATACGATCAATCTCTTTTTCGACAGAATTAAGCTCACCCTGAGCAGGAATAACGTCTATATCCAGATAAAAACCAGAAACTTGCTTTTTTCGTAGCTCATTCAGTGGCATTCTTAAAACTTGTGTGATATTCGGGCAAGTTTCCAAGTCAGATGTCTCGTAAGGCACGACTAACTGCTCCGCAGGCACAAATTTACTGACCGCTCGGTCCAAAACCTCGTCAAAATACACCTTTTTGAACGTACTACCCGCCAATGGCAGGTAAAATAGCATCTGATCCATGTCAGGGGTGTAATCTTCCATGACATTTGTCAAATAATAGTTCATAAATTGCTTGACACGCTCGGCTTGCTCCTGTTTTTCCCTCGTATCCTTGCCTAAAACGGCTGTTCTCACAGGACCACTGGACGGTAATAGCTCATTAAACGCCTGAGCTTGGAATTGTGTGGCAGCTTCTGCCAATAATGGGTGTACAACGCCCGAAGCACCCCTGAAAGGCTCCGTTCTGTCCTCATAACTAAACCCCAAAAGCTCTAAACCGTTAGCATAAGTGTCTTCCCACTGCTGACGACTGGCTTTATTAGCATCATATTCACTCAAAAGCTCACTAGCTACCCTTTGAAGCTCCCTATCGGACAAAACTTCCGCCAGATTTTCACCAAAAGCAGCCTCTGTTGCGTTCATATTGACAGGTTCGAAGTCTACGGTTACACCACCGTCGTCATCAGCCGTGATTTCAATGTCCATATTGTTGGCTTCGCCCTCAAACTGAATAACATTACTCTCTAATGCACCAGGAAGCTCTATTTCCATCTCTGCTTTGAGGTCTTCTTCGTCCATTTGGGACGGAACACCCGTGTCCATCAGGCTTCCAACAGGTCTTTTATCTTCTTCTGCCATTATTTGTTCCTTTTAATCAATGATTTATAACCACCTGTTTCAAAACGGTCATCTTTCCCTCTTGGAAAATAGACGTCGGGCCCCGTTGGCGGTGAAATAAACCGTCTTTCATCTGGATCTCTACCCATAATTATTTCTAATTGTTTGAATATAGCGTTATCGACCCTTTGAATCAACTCTCTTGGTGTAGCGTTTATACCTGCTTGTTTAAAAATATTAATGCCCACCGCATTATTGCGCTGATCCATACGCATGTCCCTAATACTACTTTCACCCTTTATCACATTCTGCATTTCTCTTAATTGTGCGAAGGGTCCAATGGTTTCTGGGCCATATTCCTGAGCTGCCATAGCAGAAGCAATCATGTGTTGTCTAGCATCGGCCAGTTCCTGTGTCGTGGGCAGATCATCACGGCCTTCAGGTCGTTTCATCCGTAATTTTTCATCAACCTCTTTGTCAAAAGGAAAAGGAAACACGGCCATAGGATCGCCATCGTCCCCCTCGACAAACGTACCGTCAGGTCTTTTTAAAGGAATTGTTTTAGGATAACCAAAGTCCTCGTTTAAAACCTCAACAAAAGTACGGCTTGGTAAGACCATCTCACCGTCTACAATATCCTCACCATAAGTCGAATAATATAAATCCTTCATTACAGGATTGTCGCCTGCCTTTACCTGCTCTCTCGTAAAAAAACCGCCCTGTGATAAATCCTCTGCCCTTTGAGCTAAACCCGTGGTATCCCCCTTTATAAAATCGCCCAAAACCGTAAAGATACCTTTTTCTTCTGTCAGTACCTCTCTGGCATCGGGATTGGGAACCGATTCGCCACCCCGTAACGTCGCTAAACCGCCCATGCCCGTGTTCACTCTTGATCTATCCATCGTATCCTTTCTAGTAATACGCCCTTACCTTAACAGAGTTTTCATCTTCATGCCAGTCATCTGTTGGTAATTGTATAAAATTTCCCTGTCGATATCTCATTAAAGCCTGTGTCATACTATCTACCAAGTCGTCATACTCCCCATTTGGAAAAGCAGCCACCTCCTCAATCAGTTCGTCCGCAAACCTCTTGTCAGGCGCCCACACCATCCCCGCTTCAAATAAAGGAGATACGCTATGTACCCTCGACACCTTATCATTTCCTTTACTCGGTGTAAAGTTTACAACGGGAATCCCTATGTTCCGTAGTTCGTGAGTCAAAGGCAAACCACTCGCCTTGGCCTCCACGATTACCGTGTCGGGGTCCCAAAACTTAAATTCCTCAAACGCTATCTGCTTTAACTCAGGAAACTCCCACCGCCCCTTCTTACTGTCCAACAAAATTAAATTAGGCGCACCCGACTCATTGGGATAAAACACACCCCATGTCGTAATCGCACTGAAGTCAGCCGTCTCCCTCTTACTAAAAGCCGTATCGTAGCTCTGTATCACATACTCAAGATTGGGCACAACCTCACTCTCCCATTTCTTCCACCACTCCCGCTTAATAATCGCATTCTCCTCACCCGTAGGATTTTGCTGATACTGGGCATTCCATTTGCTCAAGGGTATCGAAGCGCGGACCGCAGTCAAATCGTCCAAGCTCCAGAACTCAGGCCAACACGGTTTGCCATCCTCAAAAATCGCAGGTAACTCCACAACTTCCCACTGGTCCGCTAACGGGTCTTTAGCCATTGCCCGTATCAACTGACCCGTCATGTCCTTTTCCGACCATCTCGTTTGCACCAGAACAATACTACCCCCAGGTTGGAGTCTCTGTCGGGGGCCCCCAGTATACCAATCCCACGCATCGTCAAAACCACTATTGCTCATAGCCGTCTGCTCCGAATGCGGATCGTCAATAATCACCAAGTCACCACCACGGCCCGCCAAGTTCGAGCCCACACCCACAGCATAGTACATCCCTCCACTGCTCGTGTCCCACCGACCACTGGCTTTACTATCCGCAGCTAATTTAACACTTGGAAAGATCTCCTTGTACTCATCACTGTCAATCAGGTTCTTGGTCTTCCTGCCAAAGTTCACCGCCAGTTCCGTCGTGTGTGTCGCCTGAATAATCTTCATCTTCGGATTACGGCCCATCATCCACGCGGGAAACAAAAAGGAAGCAAACTCACTCTTCGTATGACGAGGCGCCATGTTGATAATCAAACGCTTCAACTCACCCTTGGCTACACGCTGTAGTTTCTCGGCAATAATAAAATGATGACGGCCCGCGATAAAGTCAGGCCAAAGGTTTTTAACAAAGGTCAAAAAATTTTCTTGGCATTCCTCGTTCTTTGTCAATTGCGCTAAACGCAGTTCGAGTTTCAGTTTTTTTTCCACGGTTAACGGGTCTTGTAAAGCAACCATATCGGGGCCCCTATATATGAGATTTTATACTCTATTATAAGACAGTTAATCTTAATATCAAATTATTATTAAATATTTGTGAAAAACTTGGCCCTTGCACACGTAGCGCACAGGCGCGGGGCGGTGGTTTTTTGGCCGTTTTTTCTGGATTTTTTTCTACGTTTTTTGACCCGATCGTCGGAGTCCCGTAAAAAAATACACAGTCCACGGTACAAAATCCGTAAACAAAATTACACGGGACGCGGTAAAATATTCACGGTAAAAAATACACGGGGCGCGGTAAAAATTACACGGGACACGGTGTAAAAAATATTCGGGCTGGACTATAAAAAATAAATCGCGGTTCGCGGTCCACGGTTTTTTGACCAGCAATATAAATTTACTGTACGTTTTAAAAAGGCCACGGGGCGCGGTTCTTTGCATGATTAACTATTAAAAACGAACAAAAAAGGGGTACTCTGTAGCTTGCGCTATTTCTATGACTATTTTAAAGCTTACTGAAAGGCATATTGAAAATTTAGCTACTAAGGTAGCCATAAAAAAAAGGCCGTCTAAAACGGCCTTAATTTAAAATATATAATTAGGTTTAATCTAAACCATAAAACATATTGTGGACAAAAACGGGTTTTGATTTATCCAGATTAAAATCCTTATCATAAAATCCGTGAATTTTACGTCCTTTAAAAACGACTATTTCGTCTATATCGTCGTATTTAATTATCTTTGAATGTTTCAAGCTATTTTTATATCTATCTTTTAAAAAAGATATGTTTCTCAATTTTGGTGATAAATTAACCGCGTTAGTTGATTTATAATAAATATGATAATGATACATTTTTATTTACTCGCTTTCTTTCAATTTTCTAAATGTTTCCAGAATTTTTATTTCTTCGTCCTCAATACAATTCATTTCTTCTAGATATTCAAAATCGCATAAATGATATTTTTCAAATTCTTCTATATTCATTTTTATTTACTCCGTAATTGTTAAAAAAAAGACGGGGATAAATACCCCGCCTTTAGTAGTAATTTAAATGTAAGATAAAGTAAAGTATTAAATTACATAGCTAGTTCAAGAAAACTTTCGGACGCGGTTACGTTATTAACTTCTCGCTCTCTTTGTATTAGTGTTGTTTCTACATTATCCCGATTAGCAGAATTTTTAACAGTGAATGAACCCTCCGAATGAGAACTATAGAAAGTTAACGCTGAATAAAGAGCCCACACTGTTGAGCCGCGTTGTTCACACTCTCGCTCATATTGCTCCATCAATTGCGCGGTTTTTCTGCTTTTTGCTTCACCCGCAGTAATTCCTTTTTTTTCTGCTCTTCTTAATTCACTTTCGGACGCGGGGTAATTATCTTGTAAAACTTTAAAAGCCTGATCAAAATTAATTTCTTTATTTGCCCACGCTTGCCAAGTTTGAACTTTTAATTCGTAATATTCAACTTGTTTTTCAATAAATGGTTTTACCTGAGCGGGGTTAAAACTAGCGGTATGACCGAAAGCGGTTGCCATTAATTCTGCAGATGTGCAACCATTGGTGCAAAATAAATCTTCTGCGCCCGCTTGTAATCTAATAGCGGTTTGACCGCCAAAACTATTAATAATCATAACACGAAAATTTAATTGAGTTTTACTTCCTGTTAATTGTCGAATATCTCGGCCTAACCCGTCGAAAGAATAACCCCAACGGCATATTGAGCCATTATCGGCAGTTTTTTCGATAAGCTTAATATTTTGCAAGGCCTCTTTTGGAAGTGAATCTTCTAGCCCCTCGCGCACCGCTATATCTAATTCTGAATTATCCGCGATTGCATATCTTTTTTTCATTACGCCTAACGGGGTGCTATTATCGGTTCTAATAATAGCTTGACCCGTTTCCATTGGTACAGGTACATAATCCCCGCTAACATTACGTAAATAAATCGGGGTTTTTACGGCCGAAAAATTTACTTTTTCCAATGGCGGAAATACTACGTTTGCGGTATTTTCTGCGGTTGCAATTGCGTTGTTTATTAAATTATCTGCTATTTTATTCATTGTTTTTATAACTCCATAATTAAATTAAAAGACGGGGCAAAACACCCCGTCCCTAGTAATATCATTTATATGAGAAAAAGTAAAGTATTAATATTCGTACAATGTTCCCGATACAGTTTTATGATCGCATAGCGTTGCAAACTTTTTAATATATTCTTGATCCAATTCTAGCCCGTCCCCGTTGCTAAAATAACCGCCTCTATAGTCTATAAATAATCTATTATCGCGGGTAAAATTAAACATATCTTTTGTTAAAACATCAATTTCAGGATTTTTAACGCTAAACATACAACTATCATCATGTACAGAATAATGTAAACAATCATACCCATGCGAGATAATAAATAGTTTAGCGTCCGTATATCCCCCTCTTACATCCGCGCCCTGATGTATTTGAATGAGAACATAATTTTCGTTATTATCACTAATTAAATTAGTACCCTGAACAACTTGACTGAAACAGTTATCCCAATTGTATGTATTCCAGTCAACATTTTCATCACCGCTTACAGTTTTAAATCCATAGGAATTTAAAAATTCATCTCCCTCTTTACTTACTCCATAATAATTATCACTATCCCAATTATTAACTTTTAAAGCGTTAAAATCTTTACATATTTTGCATTCATCTAATACTTTAGATAATTTATGAAATACGGATATAGTTGGATCTAAATATATATAATCTCCGCTAACATCAAAACTTAAAGTAGCCTCGGGTTCATCTTGAAAGTCTTTAATTGTTTTCGTTTGGTTACGTTGCCAATGCCTACCATTACCCCCGCCCGAATCCAAAAAATTAATTCCTGTGTTTTCAGTTAACATTCTATAAATAGTTTTTTTAACGTCCACTTTATCGAATAAATAATCGACTAATTCCTGATCGGTCATATTTTCAATTTGTTCTATCATTTTAAGTAATCTCCATAATAAAAGGGACGGAAAATGTCCCGTCCCTAATAATAATCATTTATGAGATAAAGTCAATGTTTAATTATCTCTTCTAGTTCAGCCACAGTAAAAGGATCTAAAAAGTTTTCAATAATTGTTATTTGATTTTGTATGTGTTTTAAATCTTTTTTTATTTTTTTATTTTCAACTTCATCAAGTAAACAAGCTATTGAAATACTAGCTTCCTTTATTGCTTTTAATGTTTCGGACATTTTAACCTATCTCCTCCTTTTTCTTTTTGGTTTAACAATAGGTCTAGCATTTGATTTTTCGAACTCTTCTACGTTATCCCGACCATAAATTAAAATAGCTAACCATTTAATTAGAAACATTTTGGCACTCCGTTTTAGTTATTTCAAAAGACCATAGGTATTGTTCACGATAACCTCTACAATGGTAGCCATCTATGTCGTAGCATTCTATAATTTCACAATGCCATTTATTATCATCAGAGATTATCCTACCATCCCAAATATCTATATCAAAAATGTGGTCATCAATTTCAAATCCACATCTATACATTTCGTCTACTTGATTATCTCTGTCTTTCTTTGTTTCCTTAAACCACTTTTTAGACTGAGCAATAATCTTATCTAAGATAGGATAAATTTCTTCACCATAATCAGTTAATTCATCATTATCTTTTAAACTTTTTGCAGTTGGATAGATTGGTTTAACCATTATTTATTCTCCCTCTCTATTATTTTTTCTAGTTCATCCTCATCTTCTATTGCTAAAAAAGTTCCATCTGCGTCATTATAAATTTTATAGTCAAAAGATACTTCTCTGTTATTCAAAGATTGAATAAATTTTTTAATAGCTTGTTCATGCCAATCTTTTGTTAAAGAAACATTAACTCCTGAGTCAAGGTATACATCTAAAGTCTTAGCCATTTAACCCACCTTTCTATTTTGTTTAGCACAGGCGGTTACATTTACTACTAAAATAGTATTACCATTTTCATCTTTTTTAAAAGTAAAAGCTAATAGATCATTTGGTTGTGCATATTTTTTTATTTTAGATAAAGAAAATCGTCTATCTTTACGGCCACCTTTACCATTAACAATGTAACAATTGATTACACAAGGATCACCATTGCAGTATTGAGCAAGTAGTTTCCTACCATTTTTACCGCCTTTACCCAGAAGTTCGTAGTCCACCCCGAATAAAGACATGAATTGTCTAAAGTTTTTATCTGCATCAATATTATTCTTTTCAATCATAGTGCAGACCCCTGCATCATTTACTTTCATTCTTTTCGTAACATGAATGTTAAGGGTTTTTATTACTTGATCTTCTGTCATTACTGTGTCTCCGTAATAATTAAATGTATGAGATAATATAAGACCTAACTAAAAAATAGTCAAGGATAAAATTTCATGCCAATCAAAAGGTTCTTCCTCACAGTAAAACGGAGGCTTTTTTAATCCCTGTAATTTTAGGTCAATAGCATCTTCTGCTTTGTAGATAATAATAAAACTCGTATTTTCTTTACAAAAATCTCTTCTTATAAAAATCCAACTGCTACTATGTTTATGTTTTGAAAGCCAAGCTACTTGGTGTGGACTAATTTGAACGGCTTTGGTTGCCGTATATTTAAGTTCAATAAAATGAAACTTACCATTTTCGTCACAAATAATTAGATCAGGAATACCAGGGGTTGCCCAAGTTTCCAATCTAGTCAGGATGAGGTTCCTCTTGGTCTTCTTGATTCCTGTTTTCATCTGCTGATAAAATCCGCTTTCTCGCTTGACTGCGGTTTTGTTTGTTGCTCTCCTCGGTTGGAGTAACATCAATGGTGATCGGGGCATATTGCTCTTTTATCTCCTTTAGTGCTTTCTCTACTTCTTCTTTACTCATGCTATCAATAGAACCATGTCTTACTTCAGATTTACTAATATAAATATCGCCTTGTGCCTGTCCCCTACGATACTCGGCCTGAACTGCGGCTGAGTAAGCTCCGTTTTGTAAAGCCAAATCTCTGATAGTTTGTAAGTCTCTCAAATGTCTTTGATATGTTACGCCATACTTTTCATCTAGTTCTTGTCGATAGGCTCTAATCTTAGCTACTACATGAGGACTCATGTTTGGATTAGTAAGTTCATAAGCTCTCGTATGTGCAGAAGATACAGGATAGCCTGCATTAATAGCAGCTTCTCTCATAGTTATTTGTCCATCTTTACTAACAAGTTCTTTTACAAAAAGTTCCTGTCGTCTTGTTAAAGTTGAATTAACAGTTGCTTTAGGTCTACCTCTGGTTTCTACCAATCTTCTTTTTTTTCTAGCCATAAATACTTTCCTAGTTAATAAACGATAGTTCTCTTAAAAATACCGATTCTAGTTATATAGTCCAGAAAAATATTTTTTAAAAAAAAAGTCGCAGACCCCCCCATAACGCAATATTGATATTAAGAAGATTTGGTTACATTTTATTAATTCTTAGTGTAACTACTTATGTAACCTAATTATGTCCTTATAAATAAGGTACTTGAACACTAAAGTTACATGGTTACACTAGTTACACCTATTTAACACTAAAAAATATTTTTTTAATTTCTCGGCTATATAACATAAACCGTGTTATTTGTAGAGAAATATATAAACAAGCCCCACAATAATATAAACCAGAGCAATAAATATTGATACGTAAAACAAAGTCAGCAAGCCGTGATCCCCAGTCCGTGAGCATTGAGCCCTAAACCAGTATAACTTTACTTGATCTCCTGTGCAAAGAAAAAGCCCCGTGAACCACGAGGCTTTGTTTGTTATATTATCCACCTTGCCCACAAATAACGGCCATGTGGGTCAATAGAATCTAATTTTTTGTTAATGTTACGACAATGTGTTAAAAGTGATTTATCATCATTATATCCCGATTTTATATCAGAAATCCAACCACATACCATTGCATTACCATCTATAGATTCATTCCAAAGTTCTAAGTCCCATCTATTATTTAAATTTAAAGTTACGGTACAAGAACCATTTTTGTGTTCATTGTAACAAGCATCTTGAACTTTTGAAAACAGATTAGTAACGGCTTCTCTTGGGTCATCTTCATATTGAAACCAACATTCGAAAACATCTTCAAGACAATCCGACAACTGTATTCTATCATGGTGCAAGAACCATTCGGTCTTGGTTAATTTAAAAGTAATTAAGTCTTTTTCTAACATATTGAACTCCGTAAGTTTCGTTAAAATAATCTTCGATCACTGACAGTTTTCTGTCTACGAATAAGGTTTCTATCAATGTCAAAGAGCAATATGGTTTTTTAAACCATATAAGATTGTATCATAGAATCTCATATAAGTCAAGGGTTATTAATGCGACATAGTGTCGCACCTAAATACTTGTCACACTTGTCACAAGCTAAAACAAAACTTTTTTAAATAATTTTATTTATATAAAGTTACAAAACACCTGTGACAGTTGTGACAAAACCAACTAGTCGGGATCAGGTAGATCTTCAACATCCCACTTACGAACAAAATCTTTTAATCGTCTGACATCTTCTGGATCAAAAATTTTATCTTTATCTTCTAATAACTTCTTGGCGTCAGCTACCAAATCTTTTTCATAAAGATGGTCAAAGTCCATTGGATCGGGATCGTCGGCCCATTTTAAATAAGGATTGTATACTCTTTCTAACGAAAAAATTTTCATGGCGTCCTTTACAATGGGACTAACAATTATTTTTTTCATTTTGTTTCACCTTTTTTAACTTTCCAAAGCCTATATCCATTATTAAATTTTCTACTAACCAAATTACCGTTTCCATAAAAACGAAAAATAGTCGCTCTAAATATATCAGCTTCACGTAAAGTTTCAAAAAATATACTATCCGTAATTTCCATTTTTTTAAAAACATCTAATCTATCTTGCACAACTTGTTTGTAAATATTTTTATCATTTGGAATTGGAATTGGTATTCCCTTTTCTATTTTCATTTAGATTTACCTCCGAAAGAAAAGCTTTGAGTGTATCGACGGGCAGCTCTGAGATTAATGTTTCAATGGCCGTCATATCTCCTTTTAATACGTCGTCCTGTATTTGTTGTAATACATGGTCCACTAATAAAAACTTTTGTACTTGCATGATTATTACTTTAAACAATTTTTAACTTCTTGTATGAATTTTTCACCCTTATGTGTAAGTTTAACAAATTTTTCTACTCGTTTTTTAGGATTTTCCCAACTTACTACTAAATCGTGACCTTTTTTATCGTGTCGATTCCATTTACTTAACACGGCAACATTTCTACTAGCACTAGCTGAAGATATTCCAATTTTCTTTGCTAACTCTTTTACTGTGTACCAAGATTCTGTTTCATGGCCTTCTGATATTAAAAGTAAAGCCATTACAGATTGTAGTTGCATTTCTGGGTCTATCATCCTCAACTTTTCTACAAAATTTTTAGCAACTATGGTTTCTTTACTCATAATTATTCATCTGAATACTTATTAAAATTTTTTTCCCAGTAATTCTGTAGCTTTAACAATCCAGATTTAATACCTTTTACTTCTTTTTTGGATAGACCATCGACATTTGGACCATATAGATTTACGGCCCGTTCATACTGTACACCCGATCTTAGCAACATTTCTGTTTCTTCTTTTGTAAATTTTAACATTATTTTAACTCCTTCGTAATAAACTATAAGATTATATAATAATAACTAAGATAATGTCAAATAATATTTGCTTTTATAATAAAGTCTGCTATTCTCTTATTATGGACGGACTAAAAGAACCTATCTACTGTTGTATCTGTGGAAAAAAGATTACACACATTATGGACAGTCATAACCCTGAGCCGTTGGCCGAGGAGGGTAGGTGTTGCAACGTCTGCAATGAGGATGTAGTATGGGAAAGATTAAAAAGAATAAGGGAAAAAGGCTTGTAAAGGTCTTTAATATTAGAAGCATGGATTGTTGGCATTGTGGCACGAATTTAATCTGGGGTGGGGATCACGATGTTGATGACGAGGAAAGTGATTTTTTAATTGTTTCCAATCTTACCTGTCCCAACTGCGGAACCTATGTAGAAGTCTACTATCCGAAAGAACCCACCAGTCACCAAGTAATGAATTAAAAAAATGGGGGACAGTTGTGTCCCCCTGAGTTGACCTTGGAATCTTTACAGGCAAAACCAAGGTCTTTATTACGGAGTTGTCTAAATTGAAAAAATTTTCAACTAAACACTTTACTTATAAAGGATTTTATAAGATATTGCAAGAAAAAAATTCACAATTGTAATTTTTTTTTAATTTATTATAATAAACGTATGAAAATGGCTTTGGATCAATTTGGTATTGGCGGTATCGGTGGTTTGTTTGAGCAGGCTCAACAACCTCAATTACAAGCACAACAAGTTTCATCAGCAGATTTATTAGGTGGTAATCTTGGTGGTGCTATGATGGATTCAGGGTCGGAAATGACGCCTGATATTCAAACACCCTCTACAGGAGTCACAGCTTCAACTGTTGCGGGTCAACCTGCAATCTCCAATCTTGATGCATTAAGAAAAGATTTACTTGAGGCTACTGAGTCCACTTACAATCCCACTAGTTCTCCTATGCCTGGATTAATTCCTCCCAAAATTAATCAAAACCCATTACAAGGCTTACAGTTTTTTCTGAATATGTTAGCCATGCAGGATACGGCTAAAGAATCTCAAGGCAAAGTACAGGGTCTGATGTCAGGTATACAAACGCTTATTAAAAATGAGTTTCCTAGTGCAGATTTTGAGGGCGGAACTCCAAAACCTTTTCCAATGGGTATTTTTTAATCCTTGGTACTGTAGGGCGTGAGAGGTTGTTTTTTCTTATAATAATCAAAAACTAAACGCAACTGACCACTAATGGTGCGTCCTTCGTCCTTGGAAAGCTTTTTAATCTCATCATAAATTTCTTTCGGAACTAAAACACTCTTCCATTTGGTTGTATCCATACGTATCTCCTATATAATTGTCTAAGAAAATATAAGAGTTTATACAATATGTCAAGAAAAAAGCCCCGTTTTTGATTTAACGGGGCCATTAAGGGAGACGAATATGAAAAACTAACTTACAATGCTTTTGCCTCGCCCCAACTAGGGCCGATTTCAACATCACACTTGTTAGGTACTTCTAACAATACTGCATTTTCCATAATCTTGGCAATATCTTTTGCTGTATTTTTATCCTTTACAGAAACCGCTATCTCGTCGTGGATCTGAATAAGCGGTATAATGCCTTCTTTATAGAGGTTTACCATAGATTGTTTGGTCATATCAGCAGCCGATGCTTGGATTAAACGATTAAGGGCTTTGTAAGAGTATGCTCGTTTTAGTTTGGTGGTTTCGCCATATTCTTTCAGGGCTTCCTTGTACGGTAGTGCTTTGTTCATACTGAATGTATCGGGCTCCCATAAATCAAATCGACATTTTCTACCCCGTATGGATCGAATAGAACCGCTACTTGATTTTTCATTCAACCTCTGGGTAACACCGTTCATTAATTTTTTAACAAACGGGACTCTTGCATGGTATTGACCAATTAATTCTCTGGCTTCGTCCAAGGAGACATCTAACTGTTCCGATAATTTATTGACGCCCATACCATACATCATGCCCAAGTTAATCGTTTTTGCTTTCTTTCTGGGTATGTTAGCCATCTCAGCTACCATCGTGTGAAAGTCCATATCGGGGTTTTCGTTATAAGCCGTGACAAATTCTTCAATCGCGGGCAACGGGCTACCTTTCGCCTTTCCATACACATGGGCATAATGAACCAAGAGCCGTGGTTCTTGTTGAGAGAAATCTATGGCCGCCCAACTTTCGTCTTTTTCAGGTAAGAACAAACTACGTATCATGGGTCCGATCTCTGGATCTCTAGCGGGGATCTGCTGTAAATTAGGATTATTCATGGAGATACGTCCTGAAACAGTCCCCCCACTGTCAGAACGTATCTGATTAATATGACTATGGATTCTGCTATCTTTATGGCAGTGCTTCATAATCGTATTAATAAAAGTCCCATTGGCCTTGTTGATGTTTCGTGATTCAACAATCAGCTTGGGTAATTCGTGTGGATGCTCTGATAAAAACGATTTGGTAAAAGACGGTGCGCCTTTCTCTGTCTTTGGGTATTGGATACTAAGCGCATCAAAAGCCTTGGCTAACGATTGGGCTGCCCATATTTCTACATCGTGACCAACCATTTTTTTTATCTGCTGAGATAGTATGACTTCTTTTTTTAATAAAGCATCTTTGGTTCTTTCTAATCTATTTTGATCGACACGCACACCGCGCCATGTCATATCAATGAGACAGGGCAGTAATTCTAGTTCGAGATTTACAATCTGCCAAAGGTCTTGCTTGTTGAGTTCAAAATTAAAAAAGTTCCAGAGTTCCAAGGTCAGTTCGGCATCTGCTTCTGCATACGGTCCTACATACATGGCGGGTAGCTTCCACATTTCAGCTTTGGGATCGACACCAAAATCTCTTGCAGCTTCTACTAATCCTTTTTCTGATTTGGTTTTATTTAGATAATCAAAAGCAAGTGCATTGAGTGAGTAGCTAAAACGGTTTTCGTCCAATAAAGAGGCGATTAGCATCGTGTCTATGAGTCGTCCGTTTAATTTAAACCCCATCTGACGTATCCAACCTGCATCATATTGGGCATTGTGCATGATTTTATCCGCAGGGCTCTCAAAAACTTTCTTGAGCCAATTATTTACAATACGCTCGTCAAGATTACCCCCGCCCAAGTGCCTGATAGGTACATAGCCTTTCCAAAAATCCGTCGCAATGGCGTAGCCAACAATGTGACCATTTCCAACTGCCCATCCAGGACCATAAGTTTTAATCTCTGGGTCTTTGGTTTCTACATCTATAGCTATTGTTTTAGCTTCGGATAAATCAGGTAATTCTTGTGGGGGTAGCCATTCACTTTTTTGGGTGAGTAAATTTAATTGTAAGGACATTACTTCTCTCCACCTAATGCGCCATAGCCACAGATATCAATCCATGAATCTTCGTGGTCAGGCGTCTCGACTAATCTTGCTAACTTCAAAGCAATCATACATTGGTATACTTGCGGTACAGTAATGTCCTTTTGTAAAATGACCGACCATAATTTTGCAATGCGCGCATGGTTTTCATACGCGCTACCATAGTCTTTGGCCCGTGGTCCGTTTACCAGACTCTCTGCTTTCTTTAATATTTCTGCTCGTTTCATTTTATTTTCCTGTATTTTTTTTTGAAATGTAAGGATCGTAATCATTTCCAAATAATTTTTGGGTCATGGGCTCAAGTAATTCTGCAATTACTTTTCTTCGATCTTCTGGTTTTATATCTGGATTTTCAAAGACAGACTTTATAGTTTTTTCAATCGTTTTAAATCCTGTAAGCTTCATGTCATTTCCAATAATTGTTTTTCTAATTCTTTTATTTTATTGAGTATCTTATATTGTTTATTAACTCTCTGTCCTGTTCTTGTGTTTATACCACTTCTTTTATCTTTAACAGACGATTTACGTACTCTTAAATTATAGGGAATATATTCAGGGTTTAACATACTTGTTAACTTTTCTACTAAGTATCTTCCTGTAGATGTTAAATACAAAACATTTTTTCTTGATCCAAGGGGATGACGTTCAATTCTAATTAAATTTAAACCGCCATACTTTCTTCTTGGTCTTGTTGTTAGCTTTTGTCCCTCTGATAAAGCAGCTACGTTTCTACTGACACTAGCGCCTGTCATATTTAAAATACTAGCAAGCTCTGTATTACCCATCAGGTCATCAAAATTTTCAGTTTCATAAAATTTTTCTTCTGCACTTGCAACTAAAAGCAGAGTTAAGATAGCTTGCAACTGTAATTCAGTATCAATAGCTCTAATTTCTTGAAATATATTCTCTAATTTTTGTAATTCTTCTTTCATAATGTATCCTTTTTAAGTTATTGAGTGTACTAAAGGGGCCCCTTTAAAATGTTTCTGTTCTCTATAAGGCAACTTTAGAAACTAAAATTGTTGTTTTTTCTTTTATAATCAATAAGTTAACTATAAATCGTAGCTCCTTGTTACATCCTCTGACTCTACAATGTACAAATTCTCTTTGGTTCTTGTTACAGCAACGTAAAACAACCTATGCAAATCATCTGGATTTATATTCATTTCTGCATCGGCAGCAGGCGATAAGTCCGTAAAAATCACTACATTATCAGCTTCACCACCTTTAGAGCCGTGTATGGTAGACACCGTGATCCGTGGTTCCTTGTTAAACTTCTCCCCTCTTCTTAACATGGCTACGATGTAAGCCCTGTCTATCTCAGGTAGTTTATCCATAGCGTCGTGCCATATCATCTGATCCGTTGCCAATAACCCGTGATTACTCTGTAAATCTTCTAAAGTTACAAAATCAGTGTCATCTAATCCTGATAATTTTTTAAAACCACGGGTAATTCTGTTTTTTACAGACATGAAGCTATAAATCTTTCGGGCTATCTCACCTGATATTTGATGACCTTTTCTTAGTTGCTCCCAACCATTGACGGCCTGTACAATTTTTTCAGGTACACTTTTAACCCCTCTGTAATTAAATAGATAACCGAAACTTTTCAGGTCCTGAGCCACGGGCTGTAGGTGATAGCCCGCCTGAGCTAGTATCAACCAAGTCCCCTCGTCCATATTTAATTCTGAGATGGTCGTAATCCTTATTAATTTACCCATCCTATCGCTTGACTTATATCTTTTTGGAAAGCGACCACTGATGCGTCGGCTAACTTTATATGCCAGAAACCAAGCTACTTTCGGGACACGGTAGGATTGAGACAGGGTTTCAGAAGAGCCCTCAAGATTAATAAAATGATCGACGTCTGCCCCTGCCCAACGGTAGATGGCTTGATCGTCATCACCTGCACAATACATTTTTTTAGATCTTTGATCTAATATATGGGCAATGTCCCACTGCAAAGGAGATAAATCCTGTGCTTCATCTAGGAAGGTCAAAGCAAAATTAGGACAATACTTGTCCCCCTGCTTGATAAACAACTCTAGCATATCGGTAAAGTCATATAAATTAAAACGCTTTTTGTAATCAACCAAGGCATTATTGACGTAGTTGATAGTATTCCAATCTTCTTCTAAATGAGATTGGTTGTAAGCTTCTCTGAGGTTTTGCTTTTTAAGACGGGCTAAATTTATCAAACCCAAGATTGGATGGCTTGATTTAGATAACTCTAATACATTGTCGTCATAGCCTACCATATTTTTAGCCGTAACGCTTACACCCATAATATCGCTTAGTTCTCTATAGTTTTCTTCCTGCATAATCTGGTCTTTTGATATGTCAGTCATACTCAAAGCCAAACTATGTATGGTTCGAAAAAATATTAAGTCTTTATCAGGATCTAAATGAAACTTTTCGGAGGCTCTTATTTTAGCTTCCGTAGCTGCTTTCTTTGTAAAAGCAAGAAAAGCTATTTCATTCGGTGAAGTCCCTGATTCTAAAGCAGATGCGACCATATTTAAAAGTGTCGTAGTCTTCCCTGTCCCTGGGGGTCCAAAGATTCTGAACATCATAACCTCTCTCGTCTAACAATTTATATAAAAAACAAACAGCCGTAGGACCAATACCAGGTATCTTAACTAGCTTTTCAATGTCGTATTTCTTTATAAATAAAACTATCGGTGTTTCTAATTCTTTATACCTTTTTAAAGTATGATACAGCTTTGTATTCAAGGGAAGATCACCCATGAGTTCTACCCTGTCAGGCACTTCATAATACTTTCTTTGTAACTGAACAAGCTGTCTTACTCTTTCTTTAGTAATCCCGTATTTTTTACCAATCGCCTGTAGGGTTCGCTTTTCTACAACCCTTTGTATGTAAATATCCTTGTTACGATCTTTTTTTTCTTTTGATTTTCCAAATTTATAAATAGCAACCATTAGAAAGGAACCTCCTCTTGATGAAAGTCAGGGGCACTTATATCGACGTCTGCAACGTCAAAAGAAGGTATGGACCAAACCCTTACTGACCTGTTCTTAATTTTTAACACAATGCTCTCCCCATTTATATCTCGTAGCCTTTGGGCTATCTTATGTGATTTAAATTCAAAGAATTTATTTTTCTTTAAAAAGTTTTCAAAATCTTTAAGTCTAAAGTATGTAATGTTTTTATCTTCATCTGTCCAAGGCTTCTTTAGTAGGATCTCTTCCTTATCTTGGGCTTGCTGTAAATGACGACAGAACTCTTCTAAATAATCGTAAAACTGTCCCTTGGTGCTTGCATCCTGAGATACTTCTATAATCGCACTTTCATTCTGTCTCATCTCGGTTAGCAAAGCAGATATTCTATTCTCCCAATTTATTCTGGACAAAGACCGTGGCATAAAATTTAACTGCTCCATGCAAGTCTTTTGAAATAAAGCTTGGCTTTGCAAAGCATCCGTATCTAATTCCAGAGGCTCCCCATTGACGTCCATAAACCACACAGGAGGCGTCGAATTGTATTTTCTAAGGTTTGCTATAGAAGCGCCCTGAACCGCAGCTCCTACGCCAAATTTACGGGTCTGACACAACTCTTTGTTACAATGAGCATTGATAGGGGCATCTGTACATTTGTAAGCGTAGTCTTTACGCTCTAACTGCTTGGCTACAATGTTTACCTCATTCAATGGTAAAGGCGGATGTAAATACTTCATATTATAATTTAATATCTCTGATTCCCAACTGTCAGGGTACGCTTTACGTAGGTATACTCCGAGATTGAAAAGACCGTTATTGCGTCCACCCTCTGATATTTTATCTGCACACAGGATCTGTAGGCAGGGAGGGCCATCTTGTAAAAAATTCTTTTTTCCGTTTTCTAAAATCTGTAATTTAATAATCTCTTCTGGCGTTTGCACATATTGATCGTACAAACTAAAAAACTCTTTTAAAGTTGCAGAAGTTCCGTCATCCTTAAAAGCATATCTTAAACCATTTTCTGCATCAAAGTATGGTAGGTTTAAAAAATTACCAACGTCACCTCTATCTAAATGTAATTTTATTTGTTTTGGAAAGATCTCGCTCTCTCCATAACCTAATGCAGAAGATAAATGTTGTAAGGTTTTCTGCATCTCTTTGGCTTCTATCCAATCTTTTGAAAAGATAAAACAGTGAGCGCCACCTGATTTGGAGCGACACACCACCAAAGGTAATTTAAGTTTTCTAATCTTACCCATAAGGTTTTTGTGATCCAATGGATATTGGTCTATATCTATACAGCCCCATTTACATTTGTTCTCAGAGTTGATGGGTATAATACCAACACCTGAACCCTTGCCTGACAAATGACCTTGCCATAGAGCCGTGGTCCGTGTTTCGCGTACTAGGGCAGCTTTACCTGTATTTTTACCATTGGATTGTTGTTTTTCGATCTTGAAGGTTCCGTAAGCTTCCTCCAAGCCGTCAAATATAGAAGCAAATTTTTCTACTGACATTATGCACCTAAAAAATGCGTGACGGCCTAGACCGCCACGCTTGCCTGATTAAAATGGTGGGTTTTCGCCACTGTCGTCCTGTTGATGTTTTACAACCACATCTCCCTTGTTTATGCTCTCTGCAAAAACTTTAGCTTGATTGTAAACATTCATATCACTGACAGGTCCTTTTCTCGACACCTCCCAACCGTGCCAAGAACCTTTACTGTTTTCTTCAAGAACAGTTTTCAAATGATAAATGTGGGACCACTTGGGCGGTACAAACGGACCATTTTTACCCTGCATGGTGATGGATTGCATCATAGAGTTCCACTTTCTTGATTTTTTTAACTGAGTGGATTTCATAGCAATCAAAGCGGTTTCGATGGAGTCATCAGAATTTAATACCAAAACAAAATGCTGATGAGTTTCTTCTATGTACTCACCATTGCCATCGACAACGTATTCTTTATTGTCTTCAGCAGATCGTTCTGTTTTTGGTCTTGTCTCCTCTGGAGTATAAATAGCAATAGGTGCATTGCTACCTGTTCCCCTTGGCGACCATTGGATAAATCTACGTTGGTAAGCACAAGGTACAACTTGTATACCGTCCTTGCCTTTGTAGATACCACCTGTAACCGTGTTATAAATATCGCCTTTTCTTGCGCTTTCATCACGGTCTAATACTTCATCGTTACCAGAAAGAACTTTAAGAAACGGTAGAGCGAGATCATCTTGTGTGATGTTCTCCATACCGCCCCCTGCATCTCCCTCCAATACAGATAAGTCTAGTGCTAATGCACTATTCTTCTTTTCAGCTACTTCTTTTGATTGTGCCATTCTATTTACTCCTTTTAATAACGGCTCTTTGCCCAATGTAGGCTCCAAAAAGTTCCATAGGAAAATCTTCCCCTGCTTCGACTCGTTCTTTAATCCAAGCCCTGAGTTTCTGCGGATGGACTTCTTCTTTTTGATCGGTGACATAACCTTGGCCTTGTGCCATACGTACAAAGCGGTGGGCTTCGTCATCCTCACCCTGACCAAATTGGCAGGATATCTTGTTCTTAACAATGTCTCCATATCCGTTCTCCCTCAACCATTCAAAAGCTTTTTGACGGTTTTCAACCAAAATACTACCACCATAAGTTTGCTTGACATTTACTTCAGAACCATCGTCTAAAGTAAACTTGGACATACCTATTTCAGATAATATGGAGGGGAGATCTTCATCAGTCATTTTAAGAAGGGATTTCTTTTCGTCCTTGAGTTTTTGCTCAAGGTCTGCAATCAAATCTTCTTTTGACTTTATAGCCTTAGCTACACTGGCAACACTTGTTAATTTATTTTGATCTACACTTTCGACAGAGGATACCGTTTTTTCAAAGTCGTCTTCCATCATATCTAGTATATCGTTCAACGTGTTTCTCCTTTTCTTGTCCGTGGTTAGAGTTACTTTCGTAACTTGACAAATACCTATATAGTCCTATAATAAATATTAGTCAAGGAGTTTTATGAAAAAAATGAATTATAAATTTAAAACAAAACCTTTTGCTCATCAAAAGAAAGCTTTGGAGGATTCCTATGATAAGGAATTTTACGCTTTATTTATGGAGATGGGAACAGGTAAAACAAAAGTTGCCTTGGATACAATGGCTTTGTTGTTTGAAGAAAATAAAATAAAAGCATCCTTAATTATTGCACCCAAAGGAGTTTATGACAATTGGTATCAAGGTGAAATACCAAAACATTTACCTGATCGTATTAATAAACAGATTGTTAAATGGATGCCAAACAATTCAAAAAGGTATCAAAAAGAACTTGGTGATTTTGTTTTAAACAAAAGTGACGACTTCAAGATTTTTGTAATGAATGTAGAAGCTTTGTCTACCCATAGGGGTGAACACGTAGCTAAAGTATTTTTGGATAAAAACCCTGAGAATATTGTGATCGTAGATGAAAGCACAACAATTAAAAATAGAAAGGCTGCCCGTACCAAAACAATTATGAAACTTGCTGACCGCAGTAGGTATAGACGCATATTGACGGGCTCCCCTGTTACCAAGTCTCCTATGGATTTGTTTTCTCAATGTGCCTTTTTATCTTTCAGGGTATTACAATTTTCAAGCTATTATGCTTTTCAAGGACGCTATGCTAACATACAGCAACGCACGATGGGTCATAGAAGCTTTCAACAGATCGTGGGCTACAGGCGGTTAGACGAACTAAACGAAAAGCTTAATCGGTTTAGCAACCGTGTTTTAAAAGAAGACTGCTTAGATCTACCAGAAAAAATCTATATGAAGCGCCATGTGCCGTTGACCGCAGAGCAGGATCGGGTATATGTGCAGATGAAAAAACTAGCCCTAGCTCAACTCGACAATGGAGAGTTATCGACAACCGCTAGTGTACTAACCCAGATTATGCGATTACAACAGATATGCTGTGGTTTTATTCAGCCTGACGATAGTGACATACAAGAGGTATCGTGTAATAGGATTAGAGAACTTATGGACATTGTGGAGGAAACACAAGGTAAGATTATTATATGGGCTACTTTTACACACAATATCAGACAGATCGTAACCGAGCTTGTAAAAGTTTATGGAGGTGATTCTGTAGCCTCTTATTATGGTGAAACACCACAGGACGACAGGCAAGCAATAGTCGATAGCTTTCAGGACAAAGATAGTCCTTTACGCTTTTTTGTTGGTCAGCCAAGAACAGGAGGCTATGGTATTACCTTACACGAAGCAAGCACGGTTATTTACTTTAGTAATTCCTACGATCTTCAAATACGTGTCCAGAGCGAGGACAGAGCGCATCGTATTGGTCAGAAGAAATCGGTGACGTATATAGATTTGGTATCCCCTAAAACCATTGATGAGAAAATAATAAGTGCTTTGAAAGATAAAAGTAATATAGCTAGTCAGGTTTTAGGTGAGGAGTTTAGAGAATGGCTAACCTAAGCTACCTATACCCCTAATTAAATCAGCATCCTCTGGAAATAAGGCTGCAAATCTTGATCTATCTACAGGTCCTTGGGCCACGTTTTGTGGAGGAGGGGCAGGGGTAGAAGCAGGAACGGGTGCAGGGACTGGGGCAGGAACGGGCCTTTCAAGAGGTGTTGGTAAATATTGATTAGAAGGCGGTACGCTTTGTTCTTGTTGAACCTCTGGTTCTGGCAAATCCTCTTCTATTACATCACCTACTAAGGGCGCTCCATAAGGTAGTCTTCTACCTGCTTGTCTTGCTAATCCTGAAAATAAAGCCTCTAAGGATTTAAAAACATTTTTTTGTTTTTCTCTTGTTGATATATCTTCCAATAATTTTCCAAGTATATTTTTATCAGCTAACGCCTCTGAAAGTAATTTTAACCTTTGTGTCTCAGGTCCTTTGATTAACATATTAACTACAGCTTGAGATCCCGCTTCAGCAGCTATAATTCCACCACCTAATCCCCTTGAGCCTGGGAGAAATTTAGAAATTAATTCATTTACAGCCCCTTGACCTCTTTCACCTAAAGTAGCACCTAAAACTCTTGCTTGAAATAATTTAGCAGGAGAAGGATTTTTAAAAAGAACACTTTCTAAATTACCTGTAAAAAAAGCCTCTTCAACACCCCTCATTTCTTTTATAGCTTTTTCAAGTTGTTTACTGGTTTCTACATCTATGATATCATTATTGAGCATAAACTCCATCATGCTTACGTTTTTGCCAGGATCTGTGCCTTTTATTCTTGTATATAATTTATTGTAAAAAGAAGTTGGATTAAATTGTAAACCAGTCTGACCTGAATGTGTTTGAGCATGATCTAAGATAGCTCTTCTTAAACCCTCTCTAGCTTGAGCGGATGTATAATTAGCTCCAGTTATAGGGTCTTTAAAATTATCTCTTTTGTTAGCTAATGTTACGAGTTCTTGTAAAGCACCTATGGGATCATCTGATTTTAATGCGTCTGATACAGCCTCCATTGGTTTCATTTGGTATTTTATTACGCTTTGAAAAGCTTTAGCAGCAGGTGACTCACCTCTTGCTATAATAGGTGTAACTTCAGCGTCTAATAGAGTTTTTGCTTTACTTGCTGTTCTAGTATCTAATTCTAATGTAGGAAATATTGAAAATAATTCTTTTGTTCCAGGTGATTGTCTCCATCTATTTAGTCTTCCCTGATCTATTTGTACTATTGTTTTATTTGTAATTGGATCTTTTTTTTCAGACACAAACTTTTTTAAAGAATCTCTAATTAAAATATCCATAGCTTCTTTGGTCGTGAGTTGATTAAATAATTCTTCAGGTAAACCATGGTCAACACCAAATTGAACTCCTGCAAAAATTTCTTTTACTCTTTCGCTTGTTTTATCGTTACCGCCTTTAAAAAACTCTCTGTGTAATTGTTCTGGAGAAAGTCTTAAAGATCTGTTTCTATCAAATACTTGTAAATCTCCATAAAAACTTCTGGTAAAAACATTATTTCTAGCATTAGTATACGCTCTGGCTTTATTGTAAGCTTCGTTACCATTATCCGCACCCTGCATATCTCTCAAAATTGCATCAGCAAATTTACTCATAGCAAAGGATGCTTGTCTTTGATTATTAGCTTTTAATTGCGCTGCTTTTTCTAAAGCAATTTGTCTCATACTATATAATTTGGCTGTTGTAACAGGATTTGCTGTAGGAACATCAGTATCATTCTCTCTAGGTAAGAAATATTTTCTAAAAGTCTCTACATCTTTGTTTAAACTTCCAAGAGCAGTTTCAAACTCAGCTATTTCAGCTTCTGACATTCCTCTTAATCCACCCCTGATAGTTGGTTGATTCATAATTCGTAAAGTGTTTGGAATTGAAGTAACTCGACCATTTTTTGCTGTAAAAGTTGTTAAAGGTAAATTACCTGTAGCTTTCCAAAGTTCATTTTCTCTTTTTTTGCTTGCTTTTATTTGTTGATCTAAAATATTATACATAGTTTCAGACAATTCTTTTTGTCTTGAAGGGTCTAACGGTTCATCTCCAACAACCCTCTTTATCGCGTCAAAATGTTTTTCCAACGCAAGAGATATGTTATTTTCAATATTTTCTTCAAAAAGTTTTTGTTCAAGTCTGGCGGCTATTTGAATAGCATTTGGATCACCACTAGCAACTAAAGTGTTAATTGTAGTAAGAGCCCTTTCCATAAACTGCTCTCTACCTTTTTCAGAAGCAACGCTTAATCTTTTATTTGACTCAATTAGTTCCCTTTCAATATCTAAAATTGTTCTTGCAAAAGGTAAATCTTTTTCTTTTACAAAAGCTGATACCGACAAAGAGGGACCTTCTTCTGCCAAGGCTTTAATTAGTTGTTGTAATTTAACTTCACCCGTTTGGTCATCAAACTCTTCAGATAATCTAATAGCTTTTAAAAATCTTTCCGCACTTTCTCTTTGTAATTTATTTGATACCACGTCCTCTTTTTTTCTACCGAGATATGATCTAACTGCATTAATCATAGTATTAATTGTTTCAGGACCCTTATCTACAGCTAACTGTGCAGGAATTGGAACTATGGCAGATCCTGCTACCTCATAAAGAAAACGTGTGCTTGGATCGTATGGATCAGTTTCTTGAGCTATAGCAGCAGCCGTTCCCGCCCCTGCTGCGGCCCCACCTTCAATTGTAATAAAAGTTTTTGGTTTTTTTCTGGCAAATTCTAAAGAGGCTCCTATTCCTTTTGAAATACTTGTTGCAATTCTTTCTGAGATTGGACCTTTTGTTGGATCAAATAAATATCCTCCAGGGTTAAAGAATTTAATTCCTAAATTTTTTTGTGCGCCCTTACCAAACATAGTCCCAAGTTTATTTTTTTTCTCCATAGCCTCTTGGGCCATTTTAAAATATTTTTCGCTAAGACCTGCGTTTTTAGCAGTGTTTTTTGTAATATCATTTAATTTTGCAGCAAAATCACCAGAAGCTACGTTCTTAAAATTTTGTAAAAACTCTACGTTTTTAGCCATAGGACTAGCTACATTTTCAACTTGTCTTGGAAAATTAAGCAAAGAAAGTCCGAGAGCCGTGGTCTCAGCCCAATTTCTTTGTGATTGTAAAGATGGTATTATAGGAGGTTGCTCTCCGATTAATTGTTTTTCTACCTCATCGGCTGCAAAAGCACTTAACAAAGCACCTGTTATACCACCTACTCCTAAAACCACACCTTTTGCTGCTAATCCAAACAAACCTGCGGGTGGAATCATTGCTGCATAAGGTGAAGCTAAAGCGACTCCTTTTCCCGCACCATAACCTCCCGCAATTGTTTCTGGGGCTGTCCTAGCTAGACCAGAAACAAAAGCTCTTGTTCCCGCTCCTTCTCCAGAATCGTCAAATTTTCCGTAATCCTCTACATTTGTAAAAATAGTTAATATTTCTTCAAAGGTTAATTGTCTTTTTTCAGGTGGTAAATTAGCATAGCCTGGAAAAAGGTCTAATATGGGGGCTTCTCCACTGCGTAAACTTTGAAGATTAACTCTTTCTGATCCTAGTTTATCCTCAGCAATCTTTACAACGCCTGCAACGACATTTTCTAATCCTTCTTCTTTCATTAAAGATTGAAACTGATCGTCAGTAAAAGTTACTAAAGAGGGTACATCACTCATCTTTATTCTCTTTTTGAAGTTGTTGAATTATATTCTTTATTTCATTAATATTTCTTCCTGATCTTGGAGAAGTTCTTAATTCATTTAAATAAGTTTCGTAGGAGTCTTTTAGAGTATCTACTTCTCTTAACAGGCTTAAAAGTTCAGGCATAGTTTTTCGTACTTTTTGAATTGTTTTAGGACCTATAAGACCTTTAGCACCAGGAGTATATTGAGGATCAAGTTGAGCATGATCCTCAAAAGATTTTTCAAGTAAGCCACTTAAAGCTTCCAAAGTAGAAAGGGCTTTCTCATCAGACTTTGTAAGACCAGGATATAATTGAGAAGCATTTGCTCTAATAGCGTTTTGAGTAGCTTGTAAAATTCTATTGTCTGCAAAATTAAATATAGTATTTAGAATAGCCTCTCTAATATTATCTATATCTTTATCTGCCTTAGCGAGCTCCATCCCTTTTTCACCTAAAGGTTGTGTCCCAAAAAGTTCTCTGGTTACTTCTTGACCAAAATATTTTAATCTATTTAAAGCCTCACCAAGCCCTGTGGCTCTTGGGTATCTTATGGACGGATCTATTATATTGAGAGGTATTTTTTTAAATTCTTCACTTTCTTTGTTAAGTCCCCCCTCTCTTGAAAATAGCTTTCTTTTAAATTCTGGGGTATCCATTTCCGATATTTCTTCAGGCGGGGGATCTTTTATAATATTTAAAACATCAGGATCTACACGAAAATTTTGGGAAACTTCAACTGTTTCTTCTTCAACAGGAGCTTCAACACCTCCACCTAAACTAAAATCTTGGGCGCCAAGATTAGCTCTTTTTCTAATACTTTCTTTCCAAATTGATGGTATACCAATTGGAACACTTTCCTTTTTACTTCCATCAGGAAGCGATATTATTGTTCTTTTTGATAATACTTTTATTGCAAAATTTATTTGATTATTTTCTGTCTGATCGGTAAGACCTTTTTCATATCGATTTCTCAAATCATCATTCGACAATAAATTCATTGAAGAACCTAAATTACTTGATGAAAAGATATTATCAACTTTAGCAGCTTCTTCTTTTATTATTACTTCTCTTTCTTTTAATGCTAACTTTTCTGTATTAAGCTGTAAATTAGCTTCGGCATTTTTCATAGCAGCTTCTTCAACACGGGTTTTAAGATCAAATACTTCTCTTTCAAGCTCTGTTTTTTTAAGACCTTGAGCCATATCGTATTCTTTTAATCTTTTACTTAATTGAAATTTAGCAAACTCAAGTTCTTGATTGTTTTTTGCAATTTCGTTATTAATTTTTCTTTGTGCCTCAAGATTATTTTCTTTTTCTGTCGCTAAATCTAATTTAGCTTTTTCTAATTTAGCCCTTGCTTCTATTTCTTTTTCTAATTTTTCGTTTCTACCTTGTTGTTTTAAAGCTTCAAGTTCTTTATCGTTTACAAATTTTCTTTCAGCTAATTCTTTATCAAATCCAAACTCCTGTAAACGAAGTTTAATTTTATTTTCAAAATTAGTTTTTATTTTTTCTTTTTCTAATTCGTGGTTTTTTAAAGCAAATTCTATTTCAAAAGCTTGAGCATCCTCTTTATCTTTTCTGTTTTCTGATATTTTAAGAAGTGCAAGTTCTTTAGTAAAATCATTTTTCAAATTAGCAAATTCTAATTCTTTTTGTTTTTCACTTTCAAATTGTTTTTCAAAGAGCTCTGATTTTAATTTATTTTTAAGTTCAATTTTATTATTTTCTAATTCAGCTTTATACTTTGCCAAGGAAAATGGATCGACTTGTCCCGTTAATTTAACAACATCTGTAACGCCTTGATCTCTTACATATTTAGGATCTGGTCCCACAATAAGTTCACCGTCAGGTGTAAAACCTTTGTAAAAACTTTCAGTTTGTTCTGCTGTTCCGATTTTATTAATTTGTTTTGGGTTTAACGTTAAAATTTGTTCAAAAGTTCCATAAACTTTTTTTCCATCTTCCAAAGTACCTTCATACTTATCTTCTTTAGCTGTTTTTGATCCTTTGGCAGCCGCTGCTTTTTCCGCAGCTAGTTGAGATTCAGCAGATTGTAATGCACCTAAGCTTAATGCTCTTCTATCTTTTTCCTGTGCTTGTTTAAAAGCTTCTAGTTGCTGACCCCTTGTGCCAATCTTATCAAAAAGCTGTGTGCCTTGGGCCGCCAACGCCAGTCTTTCTGCCCCACTCAACCCCATAGGTTCATTAGGCATAGGACTAGCAAAAGCTAATGCTGTATTTGCGATATCAAAAAGCATCTGAGCTT